AAACGCAAAGCGCGGCGCGTGTGGGCGATCAAGGGAGCCGGTGGCTTCGGTCGGTTGATCTGGCCGAAGTCAGCGGGACGGGCAGGGAAAACCTCGGCGCAGGTTTTTATAGTCGGTGTTGATACAGCCAAAGACGTGCTGTACGGCCGCATGAAGCGCGTACACCAACCGGGGGCGGGATACATTCATTTTCCCGTCTCGGTCGATGAGGTCTATTTTGACCAATTGACCGCCGAGACATTGATCTATCGCATGGTGCAGGGGCGGCGCGTGCGGTCTTATAAGCCGCGCTCCTCGGGCAGTCGCACGGAAGCCCTCGACTGCTTGGTCTACGCCTACGCAGCGTTCATAGGGCGCAACGGGCCGATGATATTGCCGAACCGCAAGGTCGAACCAGTTACCGAAACGCAAGTCACAGTACAACCGCAAAAACCACAACGTCGCCCCGTGCCTTCTCGCGGCGGGTGGATGAACGGATGGAGATAACGCATGGCCGATAAAAAAATCAGCGCACTGACATCGCTCGCCCAAGGAGACGTAGCCGCATCGACGGACGTCCTTCCGATTGTGGACACGAGCGCAACGGAGACGAAAAAGATCACCGCTAGCGCACTCGTCGGCGCAGGAATGACTGCGGGCGTAACGAACGTCGATATCAATTCCGGCGCCATCGACGGCACGACCATCGGCGCAAGCAGTGCATCGACCGGCGCGTTCACGACGCTTTCCGCATCGTCGACTGTTAGCGGAACCGGCTTTTCGACCTACCTCGCCTCACCCCCTGCTATCGGCGGCACGACTGCCGCTGCAGGATCGTTTACGACGCTTACCACCTCCTCGACGGTAACGCTCAACGGCGGCACCGCCAACGGCGTGTTGTATCTGAACGGGTCAAAGGTGGCGGCGAGTGGGAGTGCGCTGACGTTTGATGGAAGTTACTTTACAGCGGCTTCCGGAACCGGAACTTTTCTTGCTGACATTGTTCAAGTAAGTGGCACCGCGACAAAAGTAAATGCCAACGGTGTCGGTCTTGAGTTTCGTGGCGGTTCAACCCCAAACATTACATCGTACAGCCGTGTAGGGTCTGCTTATCTCCCGATGACGTTGGATACATCGGCAAGCATTTTCTCTATTTCCGGCACCGAAGCCATGCGTATTACCTCCACCTCGCTCTACACAGCGTCGGGGATTAACGTCGGCATCGGGACGAGTTCGCCGGGTGCAAAACTGCACGTTCAAACAAGCGCCGGATACAACATTTACTTCCAGACATCCGGTTCTACTCTTCGCCAGAACTATTTAAACGACGCTGCATCGGCAAACGTAGCCGCCGCATATCGTGCTAATACGTACGAATGGCAAAAAAGCGACGGTAGCCCAATACTAAATCTTACAGACGCCGGCAACCTCGGTCTGGGCGTCACGCCGAGTGCGACAAATGGCACTTATTTTAGAGCGTATGAAGTTGGGAAGGCAGGTTGCACTCTTACTGGGGCAACTGTTAGTTTGACCGGCAACTCTCGCCTTTATTTGTCAAATAATGCCTATGGCACGTATCCCGGTTCAGTAGCGTGGGTTTACGGCAATACCGATTCGGCTGCCCAGTACGCTATGGAAAGCGGAACGCATAAATGGTTTAACGCAGCCTCCGGCACCGCAGGCAACACCATCTCGTTTGGCGATCCAAAGATGACGCTGGATGCGTCCGGCAACCTCGGCGTCGGGACGACTTCGCCCGGCGCAAGATTAGAAGCATATCGAAGCAGCAGTGGCGAAGTAGCGCGATTCACTGCGTCTGCTGATGGTGTTCGTAGCCTAAAGTTTATTTCTAGCGACAACACTGGAAGTGGCGCTGTCTGGACTAGAGACATTGATTCTGCATTTGCGCAACACCGATGGGCCAAGTCTGGCACTCCGTTAATGGTGCTGGATGAGAGTGGGAATTTGCTGGTTGGGACGACCAGTGCAAATACATCTTCTGACAATCGGATAATTGTTACAGGGTCAAGGGCGATTGATGCAAAAAGTACGGGTGGAGCAACTGCGCCAAATTCTGTGTTTTGGAATAACGCCACATCTGGCGATAATGTTTTTTTATCGTTTAGAACTGAAACTGCGGACACTCAACGCGGTTCTATTACCTACAACCGTGCAGGCGGTTTGACTGTTTACAACACGACCTCCGATTATCGCGCCAAAGACATCCTCGGCCCAGTCCAGAACTCTGGCGCAACCATCGACGCGCTGAAGGTCTACGAAGGTCAGATGAAGGGCGCAACGCAAAGCCGACCGATGCTGGTAGCGCATGAGGCGCAGGAACACGCTCCCTACGCCGTAACAGGTGAGAAGGATGCCGTGAACGAAGATGGCACACCTAATTTCCAGCAGATAGATGCGTCGGCTTTGGTTCCGTTGTTGTTGGCAGAAATTCAATCGCTGCGTGCGCGTGTCGCACAACTGGAGACTAAATAAATGACCACTATCACATGGAACATCTCGGTTCTTAACTGCATCCCGCAAACCGCAGAGGGCGCGGATTACGTCGTCACGGCCCATTGGCAGTGCAACGGCGTAGACGGCGACTACAACGGCAGCGTCTACTCGACCTGTTCGTTTCCCGTCGTGCAGGGCGAGAACTTCACACCGTATAACCAACTAACTCAGGATCAAGTGCTGGGCTGGATTTGGGCCAACGGCGTGGATAAGGACGCGACTGAGGCTGCGGTGGAGGGGCAGATTGCGAACCAGAAGAATCCTCCGATTGTCTCGCCTAAGTTGCCGTGGGTAGCCTAATGATTAAACTCGAATTGACGATTGAAGAAGTCAACGCCATTCTGCAAGTGCTCGGCGATCTGCCAACTAAAACTGGCGCATGGCCTTTAGTGTTGAAGATTAAAGAGCAGGCCGAGCCACAGGTTCCGCCTTCGGAGCCGGTACAATAAATCTAGGGGTAGTCTATGGCTAACCTTTTTGACTCTGCGAATTATCCGACCCGAGAGCCGACCGCTCTGCAAGCGGGCGATCTCTGGGCGTGGAAGCGCACCGATTTAGTCACGGACTACCCATCGTCGGCCTATAGCCTTTCGTACATTGCGCGTCGAGAGATCACGGGCGAGAAGATTGCTATCTCGACCACCGGCTCGACCGAGGCTTACACGGTCTCGGTTTCCTCGACGACGACAGCCAACTACGAAGAAGGCCGGTATCACTGGGTCGCATACATCACTCGCACCTCGGACTCCGCCCGTATCGAAGTCGACAAAGGCGTGTTCGAGGTTGCACCAAACCGCTCGACGAGTTCAGCCGATCCGCGCTCGTTCGCGCAGATTGCGCTCGATAACATCGAGACGTACTTAAAAGACCCGACCAACCTTGCAGCCGCGTCCTACTCGATTGCCGGACGCTCGCTCTCGCGCTGGAATCGTGCCGACCTTTTGACCGAACGCGAACGGCTCAAGGGCGAGGTGACGCGAGAGCGCAGGGCCGAACAGATCGCCAAGGGATTGGGAACTAACGCCACCATTCGCGTGAGGTTTACGGCATGAGTCTACTCGACTATTTCAAAAGACAAACGCCAAAGCCTCGCAAGCGATCCTTTGACGCAGCAAACACCGGACGGCTTTTCTCCGACTGGCTCGTTCAAACCAAGACCGCCGACAGCGATCTACGCTATGCACTTAAAGCCATGCGTGCTCGCTCGCGTGATCTCTGTCAAAACAATGACTATGCGCGACGGTATCTTGATCTCGTAGCAACCAACGTCGTCGGGCCGCGTGGCATCACTTTACAGGTGCGTGCGCGTGAGCAGACGGGTGCGCTCGATCAAGTAGCGAACCAACAGTTAGAGGCGGCGTTCTATGCGTGGGCGCAGCCTGGCGTCTGTACGGTAGACGGGCGGTTGTCGTGGATCGACGCACAGCGCGTCTTTATCGAGAGCGTAGCGCGAGACGGCGAGTGCTTTGTGTTGTTCGTAGAGGACAATGCAAACCCATTCCGTTTTCGCTTACAGTTCATTGATCCCGATCTTGTCGACCAAGACAAGAACGAGATTCTGGCAAACGGCGGTCAGATTCGCATGGGCATCGAGATAGATGCTTCTGGCCGTCCGGTCGCTTACCATGTGCGGGTACGTCCGCCCGATGATTATCAGATCGGCACGACGAACCCCAAGACAGAGCGCATCCCGGCCGAGCGCATGATTCACGCATTCCGCGTGGATCGTATCGGCCAGAATCGCGGCAGTCCGTGGACAGCCACCTCGATGACGCGGCTAAAGATGCTCGGCGGTTACGAAGAGGCCGAGTTAGTCGCAGCGCGAGTGTCGGCTTCGAAAATGGGGTTTTTCGTCTCGGAGTCCGGCGACGAGTACCAAGGCGATGGCACCGCACCGGACGGCACGCTCAATATGGACGTGCAGCCGGGGCAGTTCTCGCAATTGCCCGCTGGCGTAGACTTTAAGGCATACGATCCGCAGCATCCCTCGACGGCCTTTAAGGACTTTGAGAAAGCCATGCTGCGCGGTATAGCCTCCGGCCTCGGCGTGTCTTATACGTCGCTGGCGAATGATCTGGAGGCGGTATCGTATTCGTCCATCCGCCAAGGACTGCTCGAGGAGCGCGACCATTGGCGCACCGTGCAGCATTGGGTCATTGAGCATTTCTGCCAGCCGGTTTATCTGCGCTGGCTGCGACAGACGCTCGACTCTGGCGTGATTAACCTTCCGGCCAATAAGTTCTTTAAGTTCAGCGCGACCCAGTGGGTGCCGCGTGGCTGGCAGTGGGTTGATCCGCGCAATGAGGCGGAGGCGCAGATTGTTGCGATCAATAACGGACTGATGACACGCACACAAGCACTCGCAGAGCGCGGCCTAGACATTGAGGATGTGATGCGTGAGCGTCAAGCCGAAGAAGAGATGATCGCGTCGTTCAATGTAACGCTTCCGGGCGGCACTTCTCCGATTCCTCCAGAGGTGAGCAATGGCGGCTAAATACGACATCGTTTGCGATCAAGGCGCAACCTTCAGCCGTCAGTTGACATGGCTCGACGATTCATCGAGCGCGGTAAACTTGACCGGCTACACAGCGCGTATGCAAGTGCGCGAAACCGTCGAGTCATCCTCGACGCTGCTGTCGCTGACCACGGAGAACTCGCGCATTGCTCTCGGCGGCACGGCTGGCACTATCACGCTAACCGTAACGGCAGCGGATACGGCAGCGGTCGTCGCCGGTCACTATGTCTATGACCTAGAGTTAGTCTCGGGCAGCACGGTGTATCGGCTCGTGCAGGGTTGCTTCACTGTAGACGCAGAGGTGACGCGATGACCGAGCGCATCATCGTTGACGAAACTTTGCAATCGGTCGTCATTGAGGAATCAAACAACGAGGTTGTTGTCCGCACCGGCTGGCCCGATGGCGCAAAGAAAGGCGCGAACAGCGACATCACCTCGCTGTCGGGACTCACTGGCGGTATTGCCACGCCGACGTATATTGACTTCGCAGCGGCTGGTGCCACGGATGCCGAGCGACGACTGGCGTGGAATCCCGACACCGGCACAGTGCAGATCGGCATGGTCGGCGGAAACGTACAGGCCGAACTCGCTCAGACGCTGTATGCCTATGTTCACAACGCTGAAGGATCGACGATTGCCAAGGGCAAGCCTGTCTATCTCTATGAAGCGACAGGCAACAAAGCATCGGTGAAACTGGCCTACAACACCACGGACGCGACCTCTGCGAAGACTTTTGGCCTCGCAGCGGAGAGCATCGCCTCTGGCGCAAACGGTCTAATCATCTGCCAAGGCGTGCTCGATAAGATCGACACGAGCGCATATAACGAAGGCGACACGCTGTACCTCGGCGCGACTGCTGGCACGCTTACGTCGACAAAGCCGAAAGCACCAAACCACATGGTTTATGTTGGCGTGGTCGAGCGAGCCAACAACGGAAACGGGCAGATTTATGTCCGCGTGCAAAACGGCTACGAACTGGACGAAATCCACGATGTGCAGATCAACTCGCCCGCCAATGGGCAGTTGATTATTTACGATGCCGCCACGAGCCTCTGGAAGAATGCCAACCTCACGGCGGGCACCGGCATCTCGAT